CTCATTGGTACTGTATCCCCTACTTCATCTGCTGGTGATACTGCATATTTTTTAAAATCCAGGAACTTTAGTTATTCAATTGGTGGAGCGGTTGGCGATGTAATGCCGTTTTCCATAACAAATGCTAACAGTTCCGATCGTGCTGTTCGTGGCACTATCATGGTTGATGATTCTGCAAATTTAACAGCAACTGGTAATTCAACTGGACGAAACCTAGGAGCTGTTGCAGCAGGCAAATCTTTATTTGTTGCTGCTCATGTTGTATCTGTATCAGGAACTTCAACACCAACTTTGGCACTTAAAGTTCAAAGTGACGACAATGGTTCTTTTACAAGTCCTACCGATCGTATAACTTTGACAAACTTTACTTCTGTAGGAGCACAATATTCAAAGGTTGCTGGTGCAATAACTGACACACATTTCAGAATAAATTACACGCTCAGTGGAACCAGCCCATCATTTAAGGTTTTCATAAGCGTTGGAATTGTTTAAAACTTTCTACTAAAATTAAATAGTTAATATTCATATTAACCTGTTTATTTAATTAATGAATATCGGGCAACCGATGCGACACTCTTTGTTTTTAACCTAACAAAGAACCGGGTAGATTGTTTTTACACGCTACCCGGTTTGTCGTTTTCTAGGCCATAAACATTTTATTGATTGTTTTTCTAGTATTCTTTGCCTATGGCTAATGGTTTTAAAGTATTTTCAGTATCTGAAGTATTAACTGCTGCTGATGTCAATGATTATTTAATGGAGCAAAGCATTGCTATTTTTGCAGATTCAACCGCTCGTGATGCACAAATTTCAAGCCCTGTTGAGGGTCAGTTCTGCTATCTTGCTGATTCCAATGTTTTACAATTCTATTCCGGTTCCAGCTGGGCCTCGTATATTGGTGAGGGCGATATCACAGCGGTCAATGCAGGGACAGCCATGGATGGTGGTGGAGCCAGCGGTTCTGTTACTTTAAACGTAGATGTAAACGCTGCAAGTTCTGCAACTCCAGCAAGTGGGGATGAGATTTTAATTGCTGATGTTAGTGCGTCAAATGCTGTAAAAAAGACAACTTTAAATGATCTGCCGGTTTCAACTGCCACTCAAGCTGCTATTGATGCTGTTACTGCTGGTACAAGCACTTTAACTATTTTATTTACTGTAAAAGTTGCAGATGATGGTTCCGGCAGTCAAAACGTTTTTTATTTTTTGAATGGCACGGATTCAGGTGCTGGCACAAGGTCACCGGCCATGGATCTTGCAACAGGTTTTAAATATAAATTTGACGTAAGTGATTCATCTTTTTCAGGTCATAATTTAAAATTTTCAACTACTGAGGATGGCTCTCATAACAGCGGAGCTGAGTTCACGACTAATGTTACAACTTCCGGAACCCCTGGAAGTGCTAACGCATATGTTCAAATTGAGATAACACCTGAAACATTAGGGATCGCTGGTGCAACAAAAACACTTTATTATTATTGCTCAAACCACAGCGGCATGGGTGGCAGTGGCTCTTTGTCTTTGTATCCTGCTGCTGGAGGTGGCGGTTCATCTGTTGGTTTAATATTGGCATTAGGCTAGAAAGGATAAAATATGGCTGAAACATATAAAAACGCTGGACTTGCAATCACTAACAGCGAGCAAGACATTTATCAATGTCCAGCTGGAACGGCAGCGATTGTAATGACTTTAAGAGTCACAAATATTGACGGTACTAACGATGACAATATAACTGCTAAAGTGACAGATAGTTCCAATACTAATATTGCAAGCGTTGCCCATACCATTTCAGTACCTGCTGACACTTCTTTGGAGTTGGCTGGGGATTCTAAAATTATTTTAGAAGCTCAGGATAAGGTAAGGCTTACTGGTGGTGCATCATCAGGTGATTTAATGGGTTTTATCAGTGTTGTGGAAATAACATAAAAGAGGTTTAAATTATGGCGACAGGCGGATATATAGGCGGTCAAGGTTTTGTCCAAAGCAGGGACGCTAATAGCGGTGTTTTTTCTATGGCCGAAGTTAATGAGTTGATTGCACAAGAAAAATGGCGAGAAGCATCATCATCTTTTACTGTAAATTTTTTAGTGATCGCTGGGGGTGGCGGAGGCGGTCAGTATAATGGTCGAGCCGGTGGAGGCGGTGGAGCTGGGGGTTATAGAAATTCCTATTCATCAGAAACTTCCGGAGGCGGTGGCTCATCAGAAACTGCTTTAACTTTAAACACTTACACACCAGTCGCAGTATCGATTGGTGCAGGTGGTGCCGCAGCGACAATTGGGTCAAACTCATCTATTGACACAATCACATCAACTGGGGGCGGCTTGGGAGCTCATTCCGGAGTTGGTGGAGATGGTGGTTCAGGTGGAGGTAATTCTTATAACAATGCAACTTCATATTCGACACCTGTAGCAAATCAAGGCTATAGAGGCGGTAAGGGTAATAACAACGGACACTCAAACGCTGCTGGAGGTTCAGGTGGCGGTGCGGGTGCAGAAGGCAATAATGGACAACACTTGAGCAGATATGGTTATGCAGGTGGAGCTGGTTTATCATCATCAATAACAGGCTCATCAGTAGCAAGAGGTGGCGGTGGTACCGCAGGTGGTTATCAAAACACACATGGTGCATCAGGTGTTAATGGTGGTGGCTCTATGGCTGGAGCAGGGACTGCTAATACTGGGGGCGGTGGAGGTGGCTCAGGTCATTCAGCTGCTGGTGGCACAGGAGGTTCAGGAGTTATAATTGCCAGGTGGACTACAACTGATGCTACTTTATCCCCGACAAGAACTGGTTTAACAGATGGTGGAGTTCAGACGACTGGCTCGGATAGTTATATTATTATTACTGCTGGCAGCGGTAATTTACAATGGTTTCAATAATGGCTCATTACGCATACCTTGATAAAGACAATATTGTTTTGCAAGTAATTACAGGCAAAGATGAAAGTGAAATAGTATCACTACCTAAAGGTTTTACATCCTGGGAGGATTTTTATTTAACTCATAATAAAGATGCAAAAAAATGTATAAGAACTTCTTACAATACTTTTCAAAATAAACATTTGTTAGGTGGCACTCCATTTAGAGGTAATTTTGCTGGTGTTGGCATGATTTATGATGTTGATGAAGATGTTTTTTATTTACAACAACCTTTTGCAAGCTGGACTTTGAATAAAAATAATTGGACCTGGGAACCTCCGGTAGCTATTCCAGATGATGCTTTTGATTCTGAGGGTGATCTTTTGAAAAATTACGAATGGGATGAAAGCAGTAAAAATTGGGCTGAAATAACAGAGTCCTAAATTAAATTTTTCTAGCAATTTTTTTTTCTTTTAATTAGTATTCTTTAATAATGTATAAGATTTTTAATACTGAAAAAAGCAATGTTTCTTATTTTATAAAACCATACTCCCCTACTAATGAAAATATACCATTAGGTATGTTTGGTAATGTTGAAAACTCACAAGTTCAAGGTGTAAAATGTCCGAGTGTTAGTTCGGCTCAAAGCAGGATATTTGAAATAAAAAGTTTTTTAGATATTGAGATAGTTTTTGGATTAGATAAATGGAGAGAGCCACATTTTACTTATGAGTTAAAGAAAAAACATCCATTTACAGATGCATTGCATAATTATGTCCGTAATAATATTTTAGTTAAAAAAGAAAAAGATGGATTTGTACATCTACAACTTATAAGTCCATATTTCTTAGTTACTGATGATATTGACTTAGAAGTTATGACTCTTGAGCCAAATGTTAAAATGGAAAATTGCAAATATGTTAATGGTGCATATTACCCATATTCTTGGATAAGAAATACTAACAGCACTTATGCTTTGATTGATAATGATAAAGAGGCAGTATTAAATTTTTCGTTAGATAAATCTTTTATGAAATGGGTTTTTAATAAAAAAGTTAATTTAAATTTTATAAATCCTGACGAAAAAATTTTAAATTATTTAAAACAAAATGAGGGAATTGTAAATTACAGGCACGATATGAAAGATATTTTTAGTAATGTAATTAAGAGAAGGCCAAAAAAATTATTAAATAATCAATAGGCCATGATATCTTGACCAAATTGTATTTTATAATTAATTCATGAAACTTGAAGTTAAAAGGACCCAGCTTGGTGTTGATGCCACGAATGGTGAGCTTTACATTGATGGAGTCCGGGAGTGCTTTACCTTAGAGGATGAAGTTCGAGATGGCCCTAAGGTCTACGGCGAGACGGCCGTTCCTGCTGGTGAGTACGAAATAACATTCAGAACCGTTGGCGGTTTTCATACCAAATTAAAAAAACATTACGATAATAAAAAAGGTTTTGGTCCTGGTTGGCATCAAGGCTCACTTTGGGTCCGTGACATTCCTGGGTTCGAGTTTATATTAATCCATCCGGGGAATGACGATTCCGACACCCTAGGCTGTCTTTTGGTCGGCCAAACTCAGCAAGACCTGGACAAAAATAAAGACGGCTTTATTGGTCGATCAAGAGCTGCTTATGAGGCTTTATATCCAAAGGTTCGAGATGCTTTGCTTGCTGGCGAAAAGGTAACGATAAAATATACAAATCTAGGCCAGGTGGAACCTGAGCCTGTTAATGATAAAATTGTAAAAAAAGAGGAGCATCTTTTGAATAAAGGCGACAATGGTTTAAATGTTAAGTTTCTACAAAACTTACTATTGTCCTGGGACTCAGGTTGTTTACCAAAGTTTGGAGCTGATTCTGACTTTGGTGGCGAAACCCTGGAAGCTGTAAAAGGTTTTCAATCATCCCATGGACTCGACCCATCCGGCTCAATTGACTTTATGACAGCGATTGCTTTGAGTAAGTATGTCAAGGAGTAAAAATAAAATGGATTTTAAAGATTGGGCCATAAAGGTTGGGATTAGAACTCTCAGAACTTTTATCCAGGCTTTTTTGGGGATCCTTACCGCAAGTGGGACCGGGATGGTTGAGATGGATGTTTTAACTAATGCCCTTGTTGCTGGAGCTGTCGCTGCTGTTACAGCTTTACAGAATGGTCTTGAAGAGTGGACCCCACAAAATAAAGGCTAGATTTAAATAAATTTAGCTTATAAATTTAATACCTTAATTCGTATAGGTTTGGTGTTATTCCTGGTTTTTCCATTTCCGGTCCTTGCTAGTGAAACCACAACCTATGAACGTATTGCTGGTAATGGTCAGAACGAAACTTCATTAAGTTTTGACTATGGTGGAGTGTCCTGGAATAGATTAGATATTCATAGTGGCGATTGCGGCTCAACTACTCAGGCTGTTCATTTCAATATGCAATCAGCTGCTGATGGCACTATCACAATGACATTCCCGGAGTCTGACGTGTCTGCTGCTGGTTTTTTAAGTGGCTGCGTAAACGATCCCTATACCGTAACTTGGAACTATTCAGATGGCACTTCTGCAACTGAAAACTATTCAGCTCAAAGTAATGCAAACGTTGCCACAATGTACGAGGATATATCTCATTCTGTTACTGGTAAATATATTACTTCTGTTGCTGTTGTTTATGATGACTATGTTATTGTTGATGACATTTTTTGGACTTATGGCACTCCGGTCACAACCACAACAACTTCAAGCAGCACAACAACAACCACTACAACAACAACCACTACAACAACTACAACAACTTCAACCACAACTACAACGGTTCCACCAACTACAACAACAACGACCACAACTACGACAACGGTTCCACCAACAACTACAACTACAACGGTTCCACCAACAACCACAACAACTTCAACTACAACTACAACAACAACTACAACATTGCCACCTGCACCTATTGTTGTGGTGATCCCTGAACCTGAACCTGAACCTGAGCCAATTGTCGAGGTGATCATAATTGGTGGAGAGGAACTTGAATTTACTGAGGATGAGATCGCTGACGGAACGGTGGAAAGACAGAAAGAAAGGGCAAAAAACCTTGAAGAGCTGGGCTGTGAGGCAACTGACGCACAAGTGGCCCGTGGCGATTGTGGTGATATTGATATTTTTGCGGATCCTGAAACTGACGAAACTTTGCAATCTGATATTTTAGACTCAGATGAGTTTGATGAAACTATGCAGGATGATATTTTGGACTCAGATGAACCAATTGAAGAGGAGCTAGATGACCTTGAAATAAAAGAATTAGAGGAAAAAGAGGACCAAATAATAAAAGACCTAGAAAATAACGGAACATTTTTTGATGGTCCTGTAGATGAGTTATCTGATGAGGAGCTTGAGGAAATCGAGGAGTTAATTGATCAAATAATTTTTATCCAGGAAAATGTCGACTTTGATGTTTTTGAAGTTAAAGATGACGATTTTGAAATTGATTTAGAGTTTGACGAGGATATTGTAATTGTAATTGTTGATGAGGAAGAGGACGAAGAGGAAGCACCACCTGTAATTGAAATATTTGATGAGGAAGAGGACGAAGTCTTGGATGTGAAGCCTGAGATTGAAGTTGTTGAGCAAATAAAAGAAAAAGAAATAATTTTGTCTGATGAGGAAATTGTCGAGGTTGAGCAAGCTGTTGAGGAGCTTGTTGAGGTTATTGAGGCTGCTGAGGATGAGATCCCTGAAGTTCCTGATGAAATAATTGAGGACTTGTCTGAGGAGCAAGTTGAGGCTGTTGTTGACACTTATGTTGAAACCCTGGAAGTTGAGGCCAAAGTTGAAATTATTGAGGACGTTGTTGAGGTTGGCCTGGAAGAGTTATCTGATGAGCAGGTCACGGTTGTTGCTGCTGTTGTTGAGTCAGCGATCGATGATGTTGAGGAGCTTGATGAGCAGCAAGTTGAAACTGTTGCGGAAGTCCTGGGGCTTGATGATTCTGAGGATGTTGCTGTTCTAGCTGCGAATGTCAAAGATGATGAAGCTGTTGCAGCTGCGGTTGATTCATATGTTGAGCGTGCTGCGTCTGAAGAGAACGCTGACGTTGAGGATTACAACGTTGCCGATGCTGTTGTTGAATATCAAACAGAGGAGTTTCTTGCAAATCCGACCGTTATTTTTGAGGTCGATTTTCAAGAAATTAGTTTTTCTGCACTAGACCAAGGTATGACGTTGCAACAGAAAGAAAAAAGCCAGGAGGTTGTCGTTCCTGTAATTATTGCATCTCAAATCGTATCGGCCAGTGTGGTACCATATAGGAGGAGATTATGATTAAAAAATTAATAAATATAGCTAAAGGTGTTTTAAAGTTTGCCTGGTTAGGAAAGTCTTTTAATTGGCTCAAGTCAATATTAAAAGAGACCCTGGCTCAAACTTTTACACTTCTTGGTTTTTTTATTGCTTGGCTCACGTTAACTGGAGCCGCTAAGGACATTGTTGGAATAGCGATTATTATTTCAATAACTCTTTGGCTTTTAACTATCGGCTTTAGAGATTAACCTAGGAGGTTTTTGGTAGCCCTATTGTTTGCTTGCACTTTAAGCATGCCAGCATCGATGTCTGATATCGCTGAATATCAGCATTGCCAGCAATATTCCCATGTTTGGGAGCTTGGCTTTGAATGGTCTGACCTTGTTGTATCCCATTTTGAGCCAAGTGACCATTTGACCGCATACAAAATTATTGGATGTGAAAGCTGGGGGATCTCGTCAGCTAAAAACCCAACATCTACTGCAAAGGGTTTATGGCAGTTCATCGATAAAACCTGGAACTGGGTTTCATACAAATTACAAACTGAAGGGTCTGCATATGACCCGCATCTATCCACGCACTTTGCTGCGTTTTTAAAATATCAAACACCACAAGGCTGGGGCCATTGGTCTGAGTCTGCTGCGTGTTGGAAAGGACCAAACGATGTTAAATCAACAAATTCTATTCATTAATATAAAATTTAAAATTTACCGACAACTTTTACTTATTATTTTTTACGAGGTTTGCTGGGAGTTTTACTGGTGGACTGACGGTTTACATATAAAATTTTATAAATGGCTAATTAATAAAAATATCTGACTCCTTGGGCTTGTTTATGCTAATGTCCACACATGGTTAAAAACAAGGAGGACAAAATGTCAAAGAAACCAAGACGGGTGCAGCCACCTGTCGTCATTAAGCTACCTAGCAATCCTCAGGTCAACTGGACCACTGGTGAGCTAGTTATTACGGACCGTCAGCTCAGCAACTTCTACCCTGAAGTAAAAAGGCACTGGGACCGTAAGCAGTTGAGAAAGCCAAAGAGTCGGGTCGTGCGTCTAAATGATGCCATCGATCAAGTTCTCGAGGCTAAGCAAGAGGTCGAGGACATCAAGTATGAAATCGAGCAATGGAAGGAAGGCCTGGAAGGTACCAACTTCGAGGGGACTCTAAAGTATGAAATGCTTGAGGAGTGTCTTGACCAGCTCGAGTCGCTCTTTGACCAACTTGAGGAAGTCGATTATAGCGATGGCGACATCGTTTTTCCTGGAATGTTTGACTGAAATAGCCTAAAAAGACTAATAAGGGCCTGACAGCCCACACGTTGCCGTTTAAGCGATATTTCGTGTCTAGGCTACCATTGGGCCTACCCATAGTACAAAGCTCTTAGAAAGGCTCTAAATGGCCTATATACAGCTATATTTGCATTAATTTTTCCTAAGTTTATTTTTATTTTTTTGCTAGGCCACTATCCAAAAATAAGCGATCTGTTCAGTACCATATTGGTAAGCAAAAAGAAAAGGATAATATTATGGCTACTTTTGTTTTCACAGATGCGTCTGTGACAATCAATTCAGTAGATTTATCTGACCATGTCCGTTCTGTTACTTTAGATATCACAGCTGAAGAGCAGGATGATACGGCTATGGGGTCAACCTTCCGCTCAAGAAAAGGCGGATTAAAGGAAGGCAGCTTAAGCTTGGAATTTAACAGCGACTTTGCTGCGGCAGAGATCGATGCAACTATATTTCCTATCCTAGGGACTAACGTTGCATATGTTGTTAAACCAACAAGTGGCTCAGTAAGTGCTACTAACCCATCCTATTCAGGTAATTGTTTGGTGACTCAGCATGTACCTGTTGGGAATGCTGTAGGTGACCTTGCCACTACTTCAGTGACTTGGCCAACTTCCGGCACAATAACGAGAGCAACGAGTTAATCGTGGCAGGTTCATCAGGGTTACACCAGCTCACTTTGGTGTATGTAGACGAAACCACGCAAGAACTTGATTTGCGTCCTATTGACTTTGTTGCTGTTGAGCGTAAATTTGGGAACCGTCCAGCTGCCGAACTACAAAATTTGGCATTTGAGGAACTCATGTATTTATGTTGGCATGCATCAAAACGTTTAGGAACTACAGAAAATTTTGACAAATGGCTTGAGAAGGTATCAAGCATTGATGGCTTAGATGGGGATGATTCCTCGGACTAACTACCGGCCACTTTGTTTCTTTAATTTGTGATGTTGCACTTGCTGCTGGACTCAATCCGGTGGAAGTGGCCGACATGCCACTCGAGTTCTTTATGGGTTTGCAAAACTCGCTTTTAAAAAGAAGCGAACAAGAAAAAGGCAAATAATGGCGAAAGGCATAACGAAAAAAGCCGCAGGCAGTGGTATAGCTGTTGAGGGTTTAAATGATGTTTTAAGAGGCCTACGAGGTATGGAGCAGGCCGGTGAGGTCCGTAGTCAATTTAGACAGTTTCATAAAGGCTTAGCTAAGTCTGTTGAGGCTGACACTCGTTCTGAGGCTTTAAGACAAAAAGAACAAGGCCGTGCCGTGCCTAAAAGAGCACGAGGTTCTGCTGGTTTTGTTGGTGGTGGTACGGATCGTGTTGCGTTCCTGGACATTAGAAAAACCAACAAATTTGCTAGAAACCTTGAGTTTGGACGAAAATATCAGTTTATTCCTGGTTTAGCTGCGGGATCCGGAGGCGACAGAAAGCCTGGATTTGCAACTAATGAGTTGAGCAAAACTCAACGAGGCAATGTAAACCGTGCATTTAGAGATGACGAAGGCAAGCAAAGATTAAAGACAATCGGTGTGTATTATCCTGCTGAAAAAATGAGACGCAGGGTTTATAAAGAATGGATTGGCACCTTTTGGTCCAATCGTGGAGGGTTTCCTGAAGGTACAAAGTTTGGCGGGTATGTTGCTGAAAAAACAATAGCAAAGGTAACCCCTGGACTCGGTGAGGAATATGCATCTGAAATGCAGCAAATAGTAAAAAAAGCGATAAAAGGTAAATAATGGCTGATACAAAGAAAACGCTAAGGTTTGAGTTTTTAGCTGACACTAAGAAGTTTTTAGGCAAAGTTGGAGCTGTTGGAAAGAAGTTTGACGCTCTCGGCCAGGACATGAACCGTGTCGGTGGTCAAATTAATAAAGTTTTTGCTGGTATTGGGATTGGTGCTGGTGCTGTTGCAACTAAAGCATTGAGTGAGTTCCGTGGTTTTGAGGATGGAATGAATGAGGTTTTCACTCTTTTGCCTGGTATAAGTTCTGATGCTATGGATCAAATGTCTGCGGACATATTGCAAGTATCAAAAGAAATTGGCAGGTTACCTGAGGATGTTATTCCATCTTTGTATAATTCATTATCTGCTGGTGTGCCACCTGGAAACGTTTTTGATTTCTTAGAAACTGCAAATAAATTAGCTGTTGGTGGTGCTACTGATTTAGGCACAGCTGTTGATGGTTTGACTACTGTTGTCAATGCTTTTGGTTCTGACGTTATTTCTGTTGGTGAGGCATCTGACATTATCTTTACTGCTGTAAAAGGTGGAAAGACCACGGTAGAAGAGTTATCAAATGCTATGTTTAATGTTGCACCGATTGCTGCATCTATGGGGATCGCTTTTGGTGATGTAACTGCTGCAACGGCTACATTAACTGCTGCTGGTACTCCGACCAGTGTTGCAATGACTCAGATTCGTGCTGCTTTATCTGAATTAGCAAAACCTACAAGTCAAATTTCTAAGTTGTTTATGGAGTTAACTGGTCAAAGTTTTGAGGAGTTTATTGCAAGTGGTGGAAACATGAAGGAGGGTTTCGACATAATCAAAAAAGGAGCCGAGGCCCAAGGTAAGCCTTTAGCTCAATTTGTTGGTTCTGTTGAAGCACTTGGTGCTATACAAACTCTAACCGGTAAAGGTTCAGAAAAGTTTGCAGCTGAGCTTTTAGCTGCTGGTGATGCTGCTGGTGCTACTGAGGCTGCTTTTACACAGGGTGCAAGTGGTATTGGACTTGTCCTGGACAAAATAAGAGCAGCGATCAATGTTTTTGTTATTGAGATTGGCCAAAAATTAGCACCGATTCTTTTAGATTTTATTGACAAGGCCCAAGCTGTATTTGCAAGATTGCAGCCAAGGGTAAAGGCTTTTAGTGATGCGGTCAGGGAGTTTTTAGGATCTGACCAATTTCTTGGTTTAATAAATAACATTCGTGTTGGTTTTGAGAAACTTGAAGAGAAACTTACACCTGTTTTTAAAAGAATAAGAGAATTCACAAAAGACAACCCTAAGGTTGCTTTTACTGGCTTAGCTGTTGTTATTGGAGGGATCTTGCTTGCATCTGTTGTATCTCTTGCTACGGCTTTTGCTGCTTTATTTAGCCCTTTTGTGATCGTGTTAGGTTTAATTGCTGGTTTAGCTGCTGGATTTAGATTTGCTTTTGACAATGTAAAAGTTTTTAGAGACTTTGTTGAGAACACAGTTGCGTTTTTAAAAAATACATTTTCTAGCTTTGTTGCGTTTTTTAAAGGTGATGGGTTTCAGCGAGGTTTTGCAAGTGCCATTGACTTTGTTGTGGATAAGTTTCATAAATTACAAGAGTTTTTTCAAGGCATTGTAAATGTTATAACTGGTCTTTTGACTGGTGATGTTTCTCTTGCTGTTGATGGATTCAAAGCAATATTTAAAGGTCTGTTAGATTTTTTCAAGGGATCCTGGGATTTCGTTGGTGTTTTAAAAGATGTAATCATTGACGGACTCGGAAGGGTCAAGGACTTTGTTGCACCTAAATTAAAGGAGTTTGGTAAAGGTTTACTAGAAACTATAAGCACCGTGCTTAAAACTTCAGCTGGTGTTGTATTTGAAGGAGTTAAGTTTGTATTTAATAAAGTTATTGACAAAATTAATGATTTTATTAATTCTTTAAATTCAGGCCTGGGTTTCAGTTTCTTTGGCATTGACATTGACCCACCTGATTTACCAAACATCCCAAGATTGGCCAGGGGTGGTATTGTATCTCAGCCTACAACTGCCTTAATTGGTGAGAGTGGGCCTGAGGCTGTGATTCCGTTGTCGAGAGCTGGCGGCAACCTTGGCCAGACTAATATAAACGTTACGGTCAATGCTGGCATGGGTACCAATGGTACTGATGTTGGAAGGGACGTTGTTGAAGTTCTTAGACAGTTCCAAAGACGCAACGGTCCACTTAATTTAAGACTAAGCGGCTTTGATATTCAATAATGGCTGCACCTACACTTCGTGTTAGGTTTGGTTTTACACCAAATACTTTTACTCTTGATGATGCGATCCGTGGTCGTTTAGATTCCGGGAACGTTTTAGGTGGTGCTACAACTTTTACTGACGTGACTTCTTTTGTTCAGTCTGTTTCAATCTCAAGAGGTCGATCTCGTGATTTAAACTCTTTTGTATCAGGTTCTGCAACAATAACACTTGAAAACTCAACAGATGGACGTTTTAACCCTGCAAATGCATCAGGTCCATATTTTCCAGGTATAGAACCTTTAATTGAAGTAATTGTGGATTGTCTTGTTGCTGGTGAGTCAAGTCATACAAATCTTTACCGTGGCTTTGTGACTGATTGGTTAACTCAATATCCAAACAAAACAACATCAAAGGTTCAGGTTTCATGTTCTGACGCTTTTGTAAAGCTAGCAAACATTGAAACCACAAGTTTGTCAGTTAGTTCAACTGATTCAGGCTCAATGGTCAGCTCTATCTTGTCAAATTCACAAGTTGCTTATTCAGGTCCTAGTTCTGTTGAAACCGGAAACTCAACAATGCAATCAATAAACAAATCAACTAATGCTTTATCATTGATCCAAGAAATTGAAAAATCTGAAAATGGTAGTTTTTTTGCTGGTTCTGATGGCACCTTAAATTTTAAAAATAGGCATAGTTCATTCCCATCATCCACCGCAACTGTTTTTTCAGATGATGGTTCTGACATTCCTTATTTGGAAGTAAACCAACCCGTTGATGATGACTTAATTTTTAACGTTATAAATCTGACCAGGGAGGGTGGTTCTCAACAAACTGCTCAGGATACGGCTAGTCAGGGTAAATATTTAAAACGTTACCTGGAAAGAAATAACTTATTAAATGCATCTGATTCTGATGTTGCCCTGGCTGCAACGTTCTTGCTTGCTAAATTTAAGGATGCTTTGCCTAGATTCAGTCAAATGGTTTTAAATATTGACACTTTGTCAGCTGCTAATCAATTAAATGTTTTAGGGCTGGAGCTATCTAGTTCAATAAAAATTGAAATAACACCACCTGGTGAGGGATCTCAAATTGCTAGGCAATCCGTTATTGATGGCATCTCTTTTGCAATAACCCCGGATGATTTTACCTTGCGTTATAACGTGTCTGATGCCGTAAACTCAGCATTTTTTAGGCTAAATGACACGGTCTTTGGGGCCTTAAATGACGATAGATTGGGTTATTAGCTGAAACGGAGCCAAAACGGAGCCAAATCGTATGATTCAGCCCCGCTAAAGGCCAGCAAACCCTGCATTTATTGCATTATTTGCCGAAAGGCTGGCGGTGTCCTACTCTCCCCAGGTATTCCGGACGCAGCGGAAATGGCGGAAATAACGGAAATAACGGAAAGAAAAGCCCGACATTTGGTTTCCGTGGTTTCCGTGGTTTCCGTGGTTTCCTATAATTCCGGATGAAACTGAGCCAAAACTGAGCCAAAACGAGTTGCAAATGCCTTGGATTTATGGTCTTATTAGTCATGGTTAAAAACAAAGGAGAGAATAAAATGAGTAAAAATGATGGTTCTATTGGTGTCGGATCCCGTGTAAATTTCATGGATCGAGGCCAAAGATTCCAGGGCGAAGTTGTTGCACTAACAAAAAGCGATTTTGATGTTATCGATTTCGTTGATGTTAAAGTCACGCATTGGATGCCTGAGTCACGTGATGTGTTCAAAAAGAAAGCAGTTCCAACTATTTGGGTTGTATCTGTTCATGACCACACTCTTGAGGTTCTATAATGTCTTGGGAAGTTATTAAATTGCCTAAATGTAAGCACGGAGCTGCTCTTTATGACCAAACTGGAAACGGCGACTGGTTTCATGATGAGGAATGCACACCTGGTTGTCTGCCTGTTCCTTGTGACCCTGGTCATTTTAAGTTCGACTCATATATCGAGGACGTTGGCGACGGCTCTTTTGTTGAGTGGTTCGAGTGTGGCCATCAGGGCGAATGTGACGACTATATTCGTGTCGTTGCTGGTCCTGAGACTTGTTGTAAGTGTGGCTATGGTTTTGAGGACATTGAGGACTTGTTTAGTCCGCAGGACCGTGTTGAGTCCTGGAGACATGTTCTTTGTCCTGGTTCTAAGGTTGGTAAGTAATGGCTTGGTCAACTATCCGCAAACGTAACTCTAAGACTGGTGTTGCATATCAGGCATCTGTTCGTGAGGTTATCGATCAAAAAAATAAAACCGTATGGTCCGGAACTTATAAAACTAAAGGCGAAGCCCAGGCTGCTGCTGCCGAGTATCTTGATGGTGTAAATAAAGGAACTATCAAGCATGTTGTTGATAAACATACTTTTAGGCAGTTTGCTCTTAATGTTTGGCTGCCTGCTTGTCGTGTAAAGGTGGAACGTCCATCGACTCTTAAAAAGTACGAAATGTACCTAAATAACCACTGGCTTGATATCCTGGGTCACTTAAAAATGACACAGATTGAGCCGGTGCAGTTAAACCGTTGGCTTGAACTTAAAAAGGCCGAGGGTTTGTCTGACGGGTATCTTGCTCGTATGCAAATGACCTTGAGTGGTTTATTTGAGCTTGCTGTTGAAACTAACGCAATGGGCAGCAATCCAATGAAAAAGAAAGCCACAGCCAGGGTTAAAATTCCTAAGACCAATCGTGACGCTTACTCAGTTGATGAGGTTCGTGCCATCTTGGCTTTTATAAAAGAGAATGACTCTATCCGCAGAGATTATTTTTTCTTTTATCTTGCCTTGACCACAGGCATGAGGCGAGGCGAACTTGCAGGAGTTAGGCTGGACGACATAAGTTATTCAGCTGACGGAACTACTGCAATCATCTCGATTAACAAGTCAGTTGAAAGTGTCAAAAACGGAGGCCGTACCGTAGACTTTGTCGGTTCCAGCTCAAAAAAGAACCACAATCGTTTAGTGCCGCTTGATGTGGCATCAACTGTTGAGTTAAAGAAACACCTAGAAAGGTGTCACTCAGGCGAGGTCTACGGTCGTGCCTGGAACTCAAACAATGAGGACCGGGACATTTGGTCAAATGACGGATGGTTATTCCACCGTGGTAATGGAAGAGCTGTTGTGCCTGATTCGTACACGTCTGCTTTTAAGCGTTATTGTAAGCAGGCAGGGATCCGCTACATGGGACTCCATGCGACTCGTCATACTGTTGCTACTGGTTTGCACCGTGCAAACGTTCCGATAGCTGCGTCAGCAACTCTCTTGGGTCAAACCCCTGAGACGTTCTTGCGTACTTATGTTCATATCAATGAGGAGGATTTGAAAGCTGGGCAGGTTGCCTGGGCTGATGAAATAAAAGAGTAGCAAAAAAAAACTAATTCTAAAATGCCCACTTTGTCTTTTTGTAGTAGATTGGTAAAAAAGACGGAGTGGGTGTTTTGTTATGACAATCAAAAAAATTAGTTCTAATTTAAGCCCTTTTGTACGTACGGGACATGCACTCCGCTCTTTTGGCTATCAACGGGGCGATAAAATAAATCTAATTTACTCAAAGCATCCAAGTCAGGAAGTGATCGAGTACAAAAATTCTACATTTATCAAGTGTTACGTTCGTGACCGAGTAGACCGTGTTTGTTTCATATTTGAAGGCCAGCAGTACGTTTTACCCTTGCATGATGTAGGTGTCATGGGGGTATCTGTTGACCAGCTTAGATAATCTACTAACCGTTGATGAGATTGTAAAACTCTTAAAAGTCAG